ACGCCCCAGCTGGAGCAGCATCGCGTCCCACTTTGTTGCCTTTGCCGCTCTTGCTGGCAGTGCCACCGTATGGGCGACCAACTTTCTTCGAGCCACCAAGATCGACGCGAATCAATCGATCGCGTGGGGTAAGCATTGAAAGCAATACGAGTTTGGTTTGTGGAGTAGGTGAACTGCCGCCAAATTGCATCAACTGTCCAGCAAGTCGTTTAGACAATGGCTGAGCTGCATCTCTAACGCGGCCTTGGGTTTCTTTGTCTAATGCATTCAAAGTCGAAATCAAATTCTTCAGCGCATAGGGTTCGACTTCAATGCGAAAAGTGCCTTGACCCTTTGTCGCTTTGAACGCCATTTCGCTTCTCCAATATCTCGATAGCTGTGACTATATCTTCGGCCGATTCAAATTCTGAACGGCTGAGCCCGGTCGTAATTGCCAAATCCCAAAGGATTCGATTTATGCTTCCGGGGGCGTAACTTTTGGGACTTGCTCATCACCGACTGTTATTTCGGCAACGGTCTCGCTCCAAATCTCAAAAGACTTGATAGGTTTGCCAGCAGATTCGCGTTTCATGGCGTGATAGGCCAGAAACATAAGATCACCGATTCCAATCTTGTCTTGCGCTTGCGAGATGATGAAACCTGTTTTGGTTTCCCACTTTGCCCACTCTGGCGGTTGCGCAGTGTAGGTCTCGCTATTTCCTGACGTGTATTCAATTGTGATTGGTAGTTTCATGCTCCCGGTCTCCTTTGATTAGCTGATTGTTAGCACTGGCGTGGTCACGCAAGTGAATGCAAGTGAAACGGTCTGCGCATCTGGTGCAGTGCCGCCAGCAGATGGCAAGATTGGCTGAACATCGAACGCGAATGATGCGCCTGTATCCGCAACGAGAACCACTGGCAATCCAGTCTGTGGCGCATTTGTTGCAGCTGTCCATAGAGCTTCGCAAAGTGATGACGCAACGCCCCAGTCTGCGAGCATTTCGACTGCAAAAGATCCTTGAGTGTCTGTTGTGTAGTAAGCCTTGCCATCAAGTGTCTGATAAGTGTTGATTGTTGAATCGACTGTCAAAGTCGCTGAAGTAGCTTGGGCATCAAAATCATCGCCGTCAATTGTGAACGTGATGTCTCTGCCGGTGATGATTGTTGTTGGCATTCTTTTTCTCCTTAGTCGGTGTAGTACGTTGAGACTTGCAAATCAGCTGTCAAGAATTTTCCTGCGCCGACTTCCAAAGGTGTGGGTGAACTGACATCGCCTACGGTGTAGCCGCCGGGCATTGTTGAAATAATTGAGATCATAAGATCTTCAAGATTGGTCAAAGCGGCGGCATTGTTCAAATAAGCCACGACACCAGTAACCAAAAAATTAATTTTGACTTTAGTGGTTGCGCCATTGATCAAAGTGCTTTCCAAATACGGTGAATCTGGAACTAGCACGATTGATGGGCTTGTCATCGTCTCTGGTATTCCGTTATAGACATTCGCCGCGATCGATGTCAGTGCAGTCTGCAATGGTGTTCGGATTGCCGATTCGATACTCATTGGCACATCGTTTCAACGTCGAGAAATGGCCCCAAAAGACCGATCACTCTGTTGCTCAAGCTGCGGCCTAGAACAAATGGCGATGGCTGGAAATTGTCTGACATGATCTGATTGCCCGGAGCTGTGATGCTCTGGAAGATCTCAACCGAAACGGCCAAGATTGCATTTTCAACTGGGGGGGTGTTTGCGTACAGAGACGCGGCTGATCCACCGGATAAGGTAGCCAATGCGCTAGGAATAAACGGCAATGGATAAGTGCGATCAGCCGCGTTTGTGGCCGCTGTAAATGTATAAGGCTCAATTCGATCATCGGTCACTGTGTACGTGCCGTTATATGTTCCAGCCCCAGTGACAATGACGGATTGACCCGGAACGAAATAATTTGGCCGCATTGTGGTAAAAAAGATGACGTTATCAGTCACATTGGCAAAACTAATCGATGATTGATATTGAGTCAGTAAAGGCAAAATTGTTTGCTCAGCAGAATCAATGTATGACTCTAATTGAGCATCCGAGTACAAAGAAACCGAGACGCCAAGTATTGATCTCAACTGTGCAGCTGTGACTATTGCTGGCATCTCGGTTCCTTTCGTATAAGTAGCGACCGGGAGCGACCGCTACCGATCATCGTTGATTAGTTAATCTCAGGTCTGGTTCCAAGCAGCACCAAATGGAATCTTTGGAGCAATCGCTGCATAGCCGTAATAGAGAATATCGATGGTGCCATCGCTTTGAATTGCTGTTCGCAATGTAAAGCGTGGGGATTCATACCATGTCCATGCATCTGGATTAACAACAACCATTGAGAAATCGCCTGTTGATGTTGTTGGACCAGCGTTGCCGATTGAACGAGAAACAAATAGATTCAAGCCCGGTGAAACTACACCGCGTAAAGAATCGCCACGAACGTTGCCGGCGGCATTGCTGGGTTGCGCCGCATTGTATAGCGGTGCGCCATTGTCGTTGTAACCCATAATGTTTGTCCATTGTCCGGGTGAAACCACAATGTTTCGTGCGAAGCCAAGGGATGACGAATAAACTGCGCCAGCTGCGGCTGATGTATAGCCCAAGAATCCTGTGGCTGTGTTTGCATTGACGCCAGTTTGCTGACCTGCGCCAGCAATTGTTCCAACAGCGAATTCATCAGTCACTTTTGCATAAGCAAATTCAAGATTCTGAAGGAGAGCTGTTAGATATTCTGGACGGCTGCGGTCAATGAGTTCAACCGTAGAAATTGCGCGACCCTTAAATGATTGAACTGGGACGCTCAAGAATGTCGCTGATAGTGATGATTCTGTCACAGCTGCATTTTCTGCAACGTTTGCCACTGTTGGAACAGCTGTGACCCTTGGAATTTCAAAAGTCATTCCTTCGCCAACCAATGCTTCGCGGCTTAGCGCATCGATCATTCCGCGATCAGCGTTTGCAAGCGCATTGACGATCTGTGTGCTCTGTGGTGTTGGGATCATGCCCGGTGCTGTGCCTGTGGTGTTATCCGCGGCCTTTACATACTGGCGAGAATCTTCATCGTGCAAAATTGTTGCTTTTAGGTAGTGCTCAAGATAAGAAACCTTGTTCACAATTGGTGATCGTGGTGCTGTGAAGTAAGCAGGACGTGAAGCCTGTACTGGTTCGACTGTTGGAGCTTCTACCGGGTCAACGGCAGGAGCGGCTTGTTCGGTAGTGTTTTCCACTTTGTCTCCTTCATTTGGGTTTGTTGTATCTGATCCTTCTTGAGTTTCAGAATCTTCTGATGCGGCAACTTCCGAAACACGTGCTGATCGCACGGCAGGTTCGGTGACAAGTGCGACGCCTTTGAGCTGGCCATTGATGACTTTCATAGTTCCATCCTTTTGCATTTCGTAGTTATCGACTGCCAATTCGATTGAGAATCCATCGCGCAGACCTTCCATTGCTTCTGTTAGCGCATCAGTGCCAGCCGTTGTATTTGCAATTTTGAACGTCGCTGTCATTTCTTTGTCATTGACACTCATCGCAATGCTTTTGCCGATTCTGCGCGTGATGTCATGCTCTAGGTTTAAGAAAACATCGTTAGGCATAATCGATCCACGAGCGAAAACAACTTTGCCCGTTGACGCATTTGCTTGTTCGTTGAATGCAACAATGCGGCCAGTGATTGTCCGTGAATCTGAATCAGCTGCCGTGATTTGCATTGGTGTTGTTAGCTTCATGAGATCATGTCCTCCATTTGTCTGATTTCTTCGGTAGTAATTGCTCCGATGTCGAATAGAATCTTGTAAATTTCTGCACGTTCTTTTTCCGATCCGCGCAAGTACGCTTTGAGATCAAATTCCACGCGCTGCGTTGATGGCGTGAAATCTGACATTGATAAGCGGCTGGATATACTGTTCATCAGCGGCAAAAGCGAAAAGTCCAACAAGGTTTGACGCGCCGTCGAGGCGTTTGCATACGTCATGGATGATCCTGTCGGCGCGTCAATAAAGTACGCCGGAATCCCCACGGCTCTAGCCAATTCAGTTGCGATGATTTCACGTGCAGCATTTAGACCGATTTGCTCTGGAGTAAAACCAACCGTTTCCATCGTGATGTCTGCATTGAGAAAAGCAGTTCCACGATTTCTTCGAGCGGCACCCCAAGCATCGAGCAGTTTTGCAATGCGATCTGCTGGTAATGCTGTTCCGTTTGATTTCAAAACCATTGATGGAACTGGTTCGCGTGCGTACATTGCGGCCGCGCGTTCTAGTTCGGCACCTGCGCGAATTGTGCGGCCAGCTCTATTCAGTAAACCTTCATCGTTCCCGTAGAACACAACAAGACCACCAACAACCGTTCCATTTGGCACTTGCATTCCATCGACTGTGTAATACTCAATTTGTGTGCCTTTATCATTTAAGAAAACGCCGATGCGATTGGGAGCAACGCGCCACATTTCTCGCACCCTGCCTGTATCAGCAAAAACGGTCATTACCTGAAAATAAGCAAATCCCGTAAA